AAGATTGGGAATTAACGAATGTAAAACTTGTAAATAGTGGAAGAATTAGCATCATTATTATTGCAAAGTAGAACACAAACTCATTCATTTCATTTAGGAGTTAAAGGAATAGGTTCTCATTCTGCCCATATTGCATTGGGTGAATACTACGATTCAATTGGTGGATTGATAGATGGTTTGGTGGAAGTATATCAAGGTAAAGACGGATTAATTCAATTATCTGGAATAGGAACATTAGATAAAAATAATGATATTAAAAACATTATTAAATATTTTGAAACTTTATGTAATTTAGTTGCAAAGTTAAGAACTAACCCAAAATTGCAAGATAGTTGGATTCAAAACGATATAGACACAGTAGTATCTTTGTTATATAAAACTAAATACAAATTAGTAAATCATCAATAATGAAGTTAGTAAATCTTATACCATTAAATGAAGAAGCTGTTAAAATAAGAGCTGGATTTAGAAAAGTATCATCTCAATATATAGATGCTATAAGAAAATATGAAGGATTGGCAACTCGTCAAAAAATGATGAGTAAAGCATACTTTGATGAACAGGATGAAGATAGAAAGAATGAATATCTGTATCAATTGAAAACGCATCAAGAAGATATTAAAGATGCAAAGGATGATTTGAACAAAGTAGAAAAAGACTACGAAAGAGAATTAAAAAAACAATTGGAATATCAAAAACCATATTAATAAGTTATGCTAGTAGTTAGCGTTAAAAACGGAAATATAGAGTGGGCAGTAAAGGAGTACAAAAAGAAAGTTCAGTCCACAAAACAAATAGAAGAACTTAGAGATAGAAAGAATTTTATCAAACCTTCTAAAAGAAAGAGGTTACAAAAAGAAGAAACTATAAGAAAAAATAAACTATTTTAGTATTTTTCTTTAGTTTTCTAAAAATTTTAGATACTTATTATCAAATATCTTATTTTTTATTATAAGATTACAAGACATAGTTGATTAATGAATACCCTTCTCTATAAGGTGTGACCGAACAATCAACATAATTACATTGGAGTTCCCTACAAGAATAACTTCACAACAAAATTTAAGGAAAAAACAAGATGGCAAATTCAAAATTATTGAAAGAAGCAATCGCTGATGCCAAAGCCGTTAAAGAAACTGCTTTAGCAAACGCTAAATTAGCTCTTGAAGAAGCTTTCACTCCTAGACTTCAATCAATCTTATCTCAAAAAATGAGAGCAGAAGCTGAAGAAGTTGAAGATGATGAAATGAAAACTGAAGAGTTAGATTCAACGGGTATCGGGTCTAAAGTAGACGCTGGATACGCTGAGACTCCAGGTGCAAACCCAACTTTAGATGCAATGACTGATTTATCAGTTGGCGTAAAGAAAGATAGTGGTAAACCTGAACAAGCTGGTACTGACTATAAGAAAGTAGCAGACATTTCTGAAGAAGAAAATCCGTATGGTGATGACCAAATGGCTGGAGATGACAAAGATGCAGAAATTGCAGAATTGAAAGCTAGATTGGCAGAATTAGAAGGTGAAGATTCTGAAGAAGAAAATCCATTTGCGAAAGCAGAAGGTGAAGATGAATTCGGTGGTGATGACCAAACTGATATGGGCGGAGACGACCAATTCGGTGGTGATGACCAATTCGGTGGTGAAGACCAATTCGGAGATGATAACAACGAAGACGATTTAGACTTAGAAGCTATTATCAGAGAATTAGAAGCACAATTAACTGGAGATGAAGAAGGTTCAGAAGATGAATTCGGTGGTGAAGATGATGCAATGGGTCAAGACCCAATGGCTGAAAATTTAGCAGACGGTTCTGAAGCTGGTACTGACAAAGGTGATACACCAAAAGTTGTTGTAACTAACGAAGCAGAAGAAGACAAAGATGACAAAAAAGACGATGTAATCGACTTGGAAGAAATCTTGAGAGAAATGGAAGATGATATGAAAGGTGATAAGAAAGACGACGAAGAAGCTAAAAACGAAGCTGCTTTGAACGAAGCTTATAAAACTATCAGAAGTCTTCAAAAAACTATTAACGAAGTTAACTTATTAAACGCTAAGTTATTATTCGCTAATAAATTATTTAGAGCACACAACATGACTAACGAACAAAAAGTGAAAGTGATTGAAACTTTAGATAGAACAAATTCAGTTAGAGAAGTTAAATTGGTATACTCTACATTAGCAGAGAATTTCAAATATACAACATCTTCTAACAAATCTACTAAAAAATCTATTTCTGAAGGAATTGCTAGTAAAGTAACAAAATCTACTAAGCCAGCACAAGCTAAGCAAGTAATTGCTGAATCTACAAATTTCTCTGACAGATTTAAGAAATTAGCAGGTATTATAAAATAATTAAACAAAAACAATAAATTCATTTAAAATGGACTTAAAAAAATTAATGACTGGCGCAAACCCTCAAACTCTTATGTTAGAGCAAACAAGAGGTTTGAAAGCTAAGTGGGAAAAAACAGGTTTGTTAGAGAACGCAGGTTCTGAAACAAGCAAGCATGGTATGGCAGTAATGTTAGAAAACCAAGCAAAACAATTATTAGACGAAGCTACAAGAACAGGTACATCTGCAGGTTCAGAAGAGTGGGCTGGTGTGGCATTACCATTGGTAAGAAGAGTTTTCGGAAGCATTGCTTCTAAAGAATTCGTTTCTGTACAACCAATGAACTTACCATCAGGTCTTATTTTCTATATGGACTTCAAATACGGTTCAGCTCAAGCGGGTAGTCCTGATTTCGAAAACAAATCTTTATTCGGTAATGGTGGAAGTTTCGGTAAAGATTCGTTATCTCCAGCAGGTGATAAATTAGGTTCTACTCAAGCAGCTGAAGGTGGTTTGTATGGTGCTGGTAGATTTGGATATACAATTAACAATTTAACATCTGGTTCAGCTGCAACAGTTGCATCTGCATCTGCTAATTTAGAAGTTATCAACTATGATTTAAAAAATGCTACATTCTCTGCATCAGTTGCATCTGGTAAAGTTAAAACTTTATCATTCTCTGCTCCTGCAGACGCAGATTATAATGGCGTAAGAGCTTTTGAATTGGTTCAATCTGGTTCTGGATTTACTTTATATCCTGAATTCACTAAAATCAATGGTTCAACTCTTACATTCGTTGCGGCTTACTCTTCAGCTACTATCGCTGACACAGTAGGTTCAACTTTAACATACCACGCTCAACCAACAGATATCACAAGAGGTGATTTCGAAGATGCAGGTGTAGGTAATGGTTCTCCAGACTTAGGTATTCCAGAAATCGAATTAGAATTGAAATCTGAGCCTATCGTTGCTAAAACTCGTAAGTTAAAAGCAATTTGGACTCCTGAATTAGCTCAAGACTTAAACGCTTACCATAGTGTAGACGCTGAAGCTGAGTTAACTCAAATGTTGTCTGAGTACATCTCTTTAGAAATCGACTTAGAAATCTTAGAAATGTTACAACAAAACGCTTTCACAACTGAAAGATGGTCAGCAAGAGTTGGATATGATTTCAACACAACTACAAACAACTTCCAAGTTGATACAACTGCAGCAGCTGCTTCAGCTTATACAAAATCTACTTGGTATCAAACTTTAGGTATCAAATTACAAAAGGTATCTAATAAGATTCACCAATTGACTATGAGAGGTGGTGCAAACTTTATCGTTGTATCTCCAAACGTAGCAACAATTTTAGAATCAATGAATGGTTTCTCTGCAAATCCTGGTAAGGACGCGTTAACTTTCGCAGCAGGTGTAACTAACATCGGTTCTATCTCTAACAGATACGACGTTTACAAAAACCCGTATATGACTGAGAACGTTATCTTAATGGGCTTCAAAGGTTCTAACTTCTTCGAAACAGGAGCAGTTTACGCACCTTATGTACCATTGATTATGACTCCATTAGTTTATGACCCAACCAACTTCACTCCAAGAAGAGGTGTTATGACTAGATATGCTAAGAAAATCGTAAGACCTGAATTCTACGGTAAGATTATCATTGATGGTTTAAACACTTTATAATCTTTGAGTAGATTGGATAAGTAATAGACTTACAATAAAGAAAAAGGGAGAGTAGAAATACTTTCCCTTTTTTATTTATATAATTCATATTTATAGTAGTAAAACTATAAATTTTAAATAATGTCTGTAAACACATATTGGACGGGTTCAACATCTGGCTCATTCGTATCGGGTTCATCTACTCCATTTGGTATATACGATGGAGATACTGAGTTTAGATTGGATGCACCAAAAACAGCAACTTGGGTAGCTAGAAGATTGGGTTATCCTATTGTAAATATTGAATTAGATAATCAACAAATTTGGGCATGTTTTGAAGAATCTGTTTCGGAATATTCAGCACAAGTCAATCAATTCAATCTTAGAAATAATTTAGATATTCTTAGAGGACAACCAAAAGGTAAGGTTACAAACTACTCACAAACACTTGTAGATGGTTCATTCTTACCAACAACGGTTCGTATGTCTCAACAATACGGAACACTTGCTGGTGTTGGTGGTAATACTGCAATTAAAAAGGGATATGTTAATTTGACTTCATCGGTTCAAATATACGATTTAATAACCCAAGCAATCGATGTTCAAACCGGAAATACAATCTCAGCATCATTATCAGGTTCAGCATCTACAATAGATGTAACAAGAGTATACCACGAAGCAATCCCGGCTATTACAAGATTCTTTGACCCATATTCGGTGGGTGCACAGGGAACTTTAAACTTAATTAGTGAATTGGGATTTGGTAACTACTCACCAGCTGCACAATTCTTAATGATGCCTTTGTATGAAGATGTATTAAGAATGCAACAAATTGAATTTAATGACCATATTAGAAAATCTGCACATACATTTAATATTGTAGATAATAAATTAGAAATATTTCCTGTTCCAACAAACGATACGGTTAAGAAGGTGTATTTTGAATATATCAGTAGGGATGAATTTGAACATGATTCACAGACTATTCAAGCCGATTCACTTTCTGATTATTCCGATATTCCATATGATTTTATTCAATACTCAAATATAAATGAAGTTGGTAAACAATGGATTAGAAAATATACTCTTGCACTTACAAAAGAATTATTGGGTGCAATTAGAGAAAAATATAATTCTATTCCAATTCCAGATGGTGAAGTAAGTTTGGATGGGGGTGCACTGAGAGCAGAAGCACAAGTTGAAAAGGATGCACTTATTACACAATTGAGAGAGAATTTAGAGGAGATGAGTAGAATAAAGGTGATGGAAAATAAAGCACATGAATCGACTCACCAACAAGAGATGTTAAGAAAAGTTCCACTTAAAATATATGTAGGATAATATGCCAAAGTTTATGTTAGATAGAGACTTGCAACTCTTCAGAAGTTTTGCAAGAGAATTGGTAGATACCGTAATTGAAAATACTTGCGTATTATTTAAAGTAAATTTAAATGAAACCAAAGTAAATATCTATGGTGAATCTACAAACAAAACTTGGTATCCTGGTGTTGAATTATTTGTTCTAATAGATAAGGAACCCGAAAATGTTCAGTACGAAGGATTTGGTCCCGATAATACACAAAATATAACTTTCAAATTTGATAGATTATTATGTGAAGAAAGAAACACATATCCTGAAATTGGTGATGTTATATATTTTGATAATTCTTATTATGAGATAGATAATACAAATGAAATCCAATTCGTAGGTGGTTTACCTGGTCAAAATAGTGATAGAAATTGGAGCATCGTATGTTCAGCATTTATGGTATCGAAATCTAATTTAAACATTGAAGAAAGAATAAAATAATATGTCCACAAATCCACTAAGGCAAAACAATAATAGAGCAAACGAAATTAAATCTACAAAAGGAGATTTAAAACAAAGTATTTCTTTGTTTGATATTGACTATGCTATGATGTCATATTTGGAAGATACTGCATTACCAACTTTGGATGATAATGGAACAGCATTAAAAATTCCTGTGGTATATGGTAATTCCGAAAGATGGAATGGTTCTCGTAGAGAAGGTGTGTTTAGAGATTCAAAGGGTAAAATACAATTACCTATAATGATGATACGAAGAACATCTATTACAAAAGATGATACTATGCCAATGTTAAATCGACATGTATCATATCAAGGTATAACAAAATATTCAAAAGATAATAGATACGATAGGTTTTCTGCATTGGGTGGAAACATTAAACCAAAATATGAAATATACAAAATTCAAATGCCAGAATATGTGGAATTGAATTATGATTGTATGGTTTGGACAAATTATACTGAACAACTAAATGCGGTAATAGAACAATTACAATATACATCATCATATTGGGGTGACAAAGAAAAGTTTAAATTTAGAACTAGTTTAAGTGAATTTAATGTTATAAATGAAGTTGGTGAAGGAACTGAAAGAATAAATAGAATTGAATTTAGCTTATCAGTGAAAGCATATTTGCTTCCAGAAAAATTTGATGGTGACAATACAATCAAAAAATCAATTTCTACAAAAAGAGTAGTCGTTGCAACCGAAGTAGATGTAACTGGAAATGGTAGATTGGAAGGTTTATTAACAACACCATCACCATATTATGACAACAAAGATTTAATTGACTTTTTGTCTTTAAATAATAGTAAAGTCGTAGATGGCGGAATTAACACCGCAACATTTACAGGAATAAAATTAATAGAAGCACCTGCACAATTAGCCGGAGTAATTACTTCCGGATTAACTTACGATGGAAAATCTTACGATATTAAATTATATATAAATGGTGTTAGGTATTACCAAACATCATCGCATTTTGCGGTAACATCGTATACACACAATACATTAATATTAACATTGTCTCCTGGATTTCCAGTAGATAATGGTGACGAAATTACTATTACAGGTAAATTTATTGAAATTGTATAATGAAAAGAAGCTTATTAGATATAACACAAAAAATCAGTAGAAATCCTGGTAAAACAAATTTAACTCCAAAAGATTTAACAAATTCTACATATTGGATTTATGAAGCAACAGGTTGGAAATTTGTAGATATATTAAGAGAAATTGAATATAGAACTACACAAGATAGATTAAAGATTTATATTAATACACAAAGTATAAGTGCAAGAGACTATGATATTGAACAGGGTACAAGTGGTTTATTAATTAAATTTATAAAAGATAATTTTAATGGGTTTGTTTTGGATGCTGATGATTATATTCAAATAGAAGGAGATATAGAACAATATGCTTAATAGATTTAATTCAAATAGTAGAAAACTTAATAGAGTTGTTCCAAAGGTTAATATTAATAATCTTACTAACAATGATTTGACCGGAAGTTTACAAAATATTGAAATTCCAACCAATACTAAATTTCAATCCAAAACTCGTTCCAATCCAAATCCAATTAAATTAGTAAATAACAAAACAAAAATATCGGATTTTTATCAAGAGATATTAGAAAATAGTGCAAGATATAATCAAAGAATGATTGATGAATTTGATAACAATACAAATACATTAACAATATACAATGTTACATTAGATTATGGAACCGAAGGAGCATCACCTAATAATTTTGAAGTATTAGTATTTGGTTTACATATTCCAGGAAACTATACAATTAAAGAAGTTGGAAATAATGTAGTAATAACTTTAAATGAACAATACATAGATTACGATAATGTGACTATAAATGATATTTATGTTATGGGAAAATTGGTGGATGTACCAGTTGCAACCGAAGATGACTCAATAATAATAACCGAAAGTGGTTTAGACATAATAATATAATAAATGGCAAACTCAAGAAAAAAAATATCAGAATTACCTGCATTAAGTGTGGCATCATTAGATACAACGTTTGTACTTGGTATTTCAGGTAGTACAACATATAAAATTTCTATAAATAATTTAACATCTTCATTGGATGGTGCATTTGCAACGGACTTAGTGACTAACGCATTAAGTAATACATTAGATACAAAATTATCTACATCATCTTTCAATTCTTATACTCAATCATTTACGGCATCGGTTGCAAGTGGAACGATTAGTGGTTCATCACAATTGACAAGTTCATTTGACCAAAGATATGTAATAAGTGGAAGTATTACTCAAACGACGTGGGATAATATTGCATCAAAACCAGGGGGAATTGTTAGTTCATCAATACAAATTTCAGATTTAGGATTTGTAACAGGTTCATACACTACTATAAATTCATTCAATAGTTTAACACAATCTTTCAATTCAATATCACAATCATTTAATGTTATTAGTGGTAGTGTTGTAAGTATACAAGGTGGATTTGATACTGGTTCTTACCAAACATTTACATCATCGGTAAACACATCTATTTCAAATTTGAATACTTTTACTGCAAGTGTAACTACGGCATCAATTGTAACTTCTATTAGTAATTTAAATACATTTACTGCAAGTATTTCAACTGCAAGTTTGGTAACATCTATTTCAAATTTAAATACATTTACGGCATCACAATCTACATCATCATTAGTGGATAGATTAAACGCAATTGAAAGTGTAAGTGGTAGTTGGATTACTGAAAGTGAAACGGGTTCATTTTTGACATCATTAAGTGGAGCAATAAGTTCATCTACACAAATAACTGCATTTGGATTTATAAGTTCGTCACAAACAATTGATAGCGGTTCATTATTAACTACATCTTCATTTAATAGTTATACTGCAAGTATTTCCACTGCAAGTTTAGTAACATCTATTTCAAATTTAAATACTTTTACTGCTTCTGTTTCAACTGCAAGTTTAGTAACCTCAATAACAAATTTGAATACTTTTACTGCAAGTGTAACAACTGCAAGTTTAGTTACTTCAATAACAAATTTGAATACAACAACTGCAAGTTTGAATACATCAGTAAGTTCATTAAATACATTTACTGCTTCACAATCAACTGCAAGTTTAGTAACATCTATTTCAAATTTAAACTCATTTACACAATCATTTTCGACTTCGGTAGATAATAGATTAGATACATTAGAAGCATCAATCATAACCGGAAGTACAAATTATACACAAGTATTAGGAAATAGAAGAACTTCAATTAATTCAGTTGGAACATCTATAATAAGTGGAAGTATAACTACAACAGGTAATCCCGTTCAAATTATGGTGACCGGTGATGCAAATCCAACAACAACGGCTTGGTGTAGATTACAAATTTATAGAAATGAAACGGCAATTGGAAATATTGTTCAGGTTGAAAATAGTTCAAACCTAAATGTTCCGTATTGTTTAAATGTAATAGATACACCATCTGCGGGAACTTATACATATAGTATGAGGACGGTTGATGCAATGTCAGGTTTTTTTGATTTCGGTGAATCAACAGGTCCTCTTTTAACGGCAGTAGAATTAAGAACAAATACAAACTTACCATCTACGAATAATACATTTACTGGAACAAATAGATTTAATGGACAAGTAACATTAGGTGGTGTTGGTGGTGATGAAGGTGGTGAACTACGATTAGTAACGGCAGAAACTAATACTACTCTAACAGGAGGATATGTATCGGCTGATATTTACCAAAACCGATTAAGATTTTTTGAAGGTGGTGGAAATAACAAAGGTGTATATGTTGATTTAAGTAAAACACCAGATGGCAATGCAGGTGAATTGATGTGGAAAGTAAGTGGATTTGTAAATGCAGGAACATTTGTAAGTTTGGATAATATCAAAGCAACAATTACAACGAGTGGACAAAGGGGATTGAGTATTGCAGCAGTATCAACATCATTCACTGCTAATATATCATCAACATTTGGATTTACGGGTGGAGGTGCGGGTTCTTCCACAAACGGATTCTCTGTTACAACAACACCGAGTAATTCTTTATTTAATTATGGTTTTAATACCGAGGGCGATGGTTCAACTTATATTATAAACGATAGAACAAATAATAGAGTTTATCGTATTACAAAAATGATTGGGTTTAGTTTTAACAACAACTTCATTTCAATAGAAAGATTATTTTAACGATATTTATAACTAAATAAACAAAAACAAAATGGGAATAGAATTTTCAAACGGATTTACGATAATAGCAAATTCAACTACTACCGGAAGTACATTTACAAATACAGCAGCGATTTATTACGACCCAGGTAATGCTGCAAGTTATAATACTTCATTAAAAACCTTAACAAATATAGGTACGGAAGGTTCAAGTGAACCTGCTCTTTATGGTACATTGGATAATACACTTCCATATGATGGTAGTACTGCAGGTGGTATATTTAAATTTAATGGATTAACCAAAATTAATTTCAATACTGGCGGTTATAGTTTTGGAAATACAATTACTCTAAATGTTTGGGTTAAACCAAATAGTCAATATAATATGCAAATATTAATGGCAAACACATATTTTGGTGCTACTACTGCAGGATTTAAAATGGGTTGGAATAATCAATCTACTCAAAATAGAAAAATGTTTTTTGAATCCGGTATAGGTGATGCAGGAACAACGGTAGTTACTGCAGAAAATACTATAACGTATGATTCATGGCAAATGCTTAGTTATGTATTTGATAATACAAATCATACTATTAAATTCTTTAGGAATGGAACGGAAATTGCAACCGAAAGTGGAGGAACACCACCTGCACCAAGTCCATCCAATCCAGCTGGAGTTTTAGTAGCTACTCCATGGATGATTGGTTCTATTTTGGGAAATGGATATTACTTAAATTCTGATATGGGTGAATTTAAAATTTACAAATCATTAAAAAATTCAAGTGATTTAACTACCGAATACAACGCAACAAAATCTAGATACGGGTTATAAAAATATAAGATATTAATAACTAATGGCAAATTTAATAAGATTAAAACAAATAGAGAGTGGTTCTTCATTAATAAATGCAGCAAACATAGGTGTAGATGTGAGTGCTTCCGTTATTAGTGTTATTAGTTCATCATTAAGTGGTGCTTTATCTATATTGGCAACCGATGTAGAAGTAGCAGCAGTAAGTGCATCAATTGCAGCAACCGGAAGAGGATTTGTAACAACTGCATCTTTCAATTCTTACACCGCATCGTTGGGAGATATATTTGCAACCGACTTGGAAGTTTATCTTACTTCATCGAACATTATTGACCAGGGAGAGTTTTAATTAAAAAGTTATATTTATACATAATAAAGTAAATTAAGAATAGTATATAGATGGCTCAATTAATACAACATAAAAGGGGTGCCTTAGAAAGATTAACATCAATTACAGGCTCACTCAAAAAAGGTGAAATCTTAATTGTAACTGGTTCATCTAATATTACATCTTCAAATGGTTCATCTATTGTATTTGCAGCAACCGAAAGTGGTTCAGTTCAAGCTACCAATAGATTTATAATAGGTAGTTCGGCACCAAATGTTTTTTCATCATCTGTTTATGGTGGTTTAGTAAATGGGGTTCCTTATTACGATAGTGGTAGTGGAACTTTATATTTGTTAGGTAGTGATGGTAATACTGCAATCAACTTAACAGGTAACATTAGTACATTTAGTGCATCGGTTGCAACATCATTTAGTGCAAGTAATGCAAGTATAGCAAGTATAACGGGAGATTTTAGTTCGTCAGTTGCAACTTCATTTAGTGCAAGTAATTCAAATTTAAATACTTTAAGTTCTTCAATTTCTCAATCCATCGTTGATATTGTAAGTGCATCATTGAGTAGTTCGTTATCAGTAATAGCAACGGATATAGAAGTTGCAATTGTTAGTGCATCATTATCATCGTCACAAGTTTTAATATCATCTTCGATTAGTACATCAATTGCAGAAACTTTAAGTGGTAGTGTGGCATCATTAACAACTTTAAGTTCATCGGTATCTGCTTCATTAGCAAGTTTAAGTGCAAGTAGTGGTTTCATTAACTATGTAACAAATAGTGTTCAAAACCTAACAGGAATAGAAGTTGCAGATTATAGTTCGGATGTTGCAGTGACATTTGTAAACGGAACATTGAAATTTATTTTTGGAACACCATTGGTACCAACGTCAGTTGCAACATCTTTAAGTGGATTTGAAACTAATAGATTTAATAATGTAACCGATACTTATTCAGTTAATGGAACTTGGAATAATCAAGGATATACATTAGTAAGTGCATCATTATACGAAGGTGTAACTCTATTAACACAAGTTGGTAGTGGAACATCTTTAACATATAGTACGACAACATCAGGTTCTCATACATATAGATTAGAATATACGGCAAGTTCACCATTAGATGGTACAATATATAAGACATCAACTACAACAACAGGAACAGTATCTAAATCAAATCCCGCAGTACCTACATTGACACCAACTGCAACAATTCAATTAGGAACTACTTCAAATCAAATTGAACAAGGTGCAACCGGTAGTATTTCATTTACATCATCATCTGCAAATCCATCTAATAATTGGAATTTGACAAGTGTGACAACAGATGTGGCATCACCTTATTATGTAACAGGTTCTGCAACCGGTTCTACTTCAATTAGTATAACTGCAACTGCAAACTACGCATCTCCAACGGGTGATAATATTCCTGATACTACAACTACATCAACTGCAACTACTACTTATACAAAAATTAGAAGTTTAAGACATGGTGCAAGTGCAGCAACATCATTTACTGCCGGAGAATTGGAAAACATTGGTGCATGGGATACTACAATTGGTGGAACGATAGGAACAATTGTAAAAGGAACAACAACTGCAAGTGGACAGAGTGTAACAATTGCATGGACAGGAGACAAATACCATTATATAGTATTCAATAGTTCTCTATCAAACTTAACAAGTATTACGACAAGTGGATTTGGAGTATTAGGACAATTTACATTAAGTACGGTTGGACAATACAAAGTTTATAAAACAACTACTTTGCAAGCAGGTGGTGCAGGAAGTAGTATAACATATATATTAACATAAATAGAACAATAAGAAATGTTT